GTCGGTAGGTGTCGATAACTTCTCCGCCATACCCGATTTTGTTTGTTATGTCGTTCACGACGGTAACGGTTACGACTGAGTCCGTAAAGGTGCGCGTAACGCTGCCCCAGGTGTAACTAAATTGAAACGTATCCCCGTCTTGCCTAACGTCGGCGTTTGCAGGGGTTGAGAATAACCAACCGAAAGCTAAGACTAAGACAATTAGCCAGCGACGCATTAGAAGCTTTGGATTAGGAATGTAACGGCTGCACCGAAGACACCGGACGCGCCAGCGGCTATCCAGATTCGACGTTCAATTTCACGAATACGCTTCTCGTGATCGAGAATGTTTCGCTCTACCCATTCGACGTGTGTAGGCAACTTTTCGTTTAGGCGTTCAACCTGTTTGATTAGCTCAATGGCCCAGGTTGGAATCTGCTCTTCCATTACACTCATGCCTTTCGGGGTGAATGTAGGTTGTTGCGGTTACTAGTTTACTAGAGCCTCGGCCTCGGCCTGGGTGAGTCCAAGTGCCAGAAGCTTCGCAATACCAGAAGCCTTAGCGTTTGCCTTAGCGGTTTCTGCCGCTTCACGCTCTGCCTGGTCTGCTAGGGCCTGGGCTGCCATAGCTTCACGCTCTGCGATCTCTTCAGGGGTTAGCGGGATAATCTCTCGCTCGCCTGTTTTGCAGTTGATAACCAATCGGGTTGGGATTTCTTGAGTCATTTTTCTTTCTTTCTGTTAGCTAACTACGGTCGTTCCATCGCTGCCAGCCAAAATGCCGTATAGCGTGGCAGTTGAATACTGCGTGAAGCTTCCACCTGCTAAAGAGATAGTGATTGTGTTTATAGGGTTAGTTCCGTTGGTTACGGAACCTGCTCCAATAGCAATAATGTAATTTGCACTGTTATTTTCAGTCACGCTTTCGAATGAAGTGGACTTAGTTCCTGTCAAAGTGTAATTCGGAAAGTAGATCTGCGTGTTTCCAAAAGTGTTAGCGGTGGCTGTCGTGCCAGGAGTGTATAAGTTAGTGCCGTCAGTAGCAGTATAAGAAGCTGAACTGCCAGATAAGCCGTAAAGAACCTTAGTGGTGCTGGAAGTTTGGTTATTTAGGGTTACTACTGTGTCCGAGTAATAATTGGCAACAGTATTTCTAGCACTAACCAAAAGAACAAGGTCGGTATAAGTCTGTGGAATAGAGCTGAAAGTAATGCTTGCCTGACTAGAAGCTAGTTCCTGATGTTGAATTACCTGCATTATGCGATCACCCCGTAAAGAGAAATGGTTGTCCCAGTTGCGAACGCCTGTCCGGTAAATAACAAGATTGAGTTTATAGCAGCAGTATTAGCCCACCTGTTTGCAAAAGCGTCCACTCCAGCATTACCAACATTGTTACGGCTTAGAACGGTCTTGTGCTTGTCGGTTGCCGAATAATCCATAATTTGAGCAACTACTAGGCCACGCTCGCTACTTCTCCAAAAATAAGCGTCTAATACTACTTGCGTTTCGCTCGCACTTGCACCGCTAACGCTAGTAGAACCAGCACCACCTATGTAAACGAATGAGTAATTTGCTCCGCTGTCACCGTTGAACCTTAGACCAAAGTCGGCGTTCGCTGTCGTGCTTCCGTTGATAACCATGATTAGATCGCGGTAAGTTGCAGGAATAGAGCTGAAAGTAATGCTTGAATCAGAACCGCCTAGCGTGACTGTGGCCAGCGGTGTATAAGTGCTAGTTGGCATTTAGGCTGCTTTCAATCCATAAAGACTAAAACGAGAAGTGGCGTTGATGTTGCCACTTTCGGCATAAAACTTAATTTCCGTTAGTGCATTGGTATTTTGCCATAAGGAAGAATTCAGCATTACTAGCGGGTCTGTGCTGGTGTGCCTATTGCCATAAAAACAACGAGCTGTTTTGTATTTCGTTGTTTCGAAAGCGTCTAGTAAGTCCAGCACCGCACCAAACTGATTGCCACTAGCAGTTGTCAATTTTGAATAACCAATATAACCGCCATTCGTAGAAGTGATTGCTCCTGTGGTGGCACTACCGCTTCCCGATCCGTAAAGATTGTGAAAGGCATAGTTGTTGCCCGTATCCGCATTTAGCTGAAACCGAACATTAGAGTCTGCACTAGTTACACCAACAATACGAACTTGTAGGTGCTGATAAGTGCTTGCGTAAGCGGATAGCGAGCTGAAGGTAACTGAAGAAACATTTGACCCCAGAATTTGCGTTTCGATAAGCTCGTATGTTCCACCTGCTCCGCCAGCTCCTGCGGTTGCAAAGAAACCTAAACCAAAAGGCATTAGACGGTGATCTTTCCAATTACTCGGTAAGTGTTTGCGGCGGTCTTGATAATCTGGGCACCATTGTATTGCTGGTCTATCTTGAAGGTGACGGCAGTGCCGGCTGTTCCTGCACCTGCCCAAGAGGTTACGCCTGTTCCAGCGGCCAGGGTCACGGTTCCCGAAGTGTCGCGAATTACGTTGATCGAGTCGCCGGTGCTAATTACGTCTGGGATAGTCACGGTTACGGCAGCGGTTCCGGTGACGATAATGGTTCCGTTGTCCAAACCTGCGACGGCAGTATAAGCCGCGCTAACTGCGGTTGCACCGAAGACCATAGTTGCGGTGTTTACGTTTAGGGTTACGCTACCCGAAGTTCCGCCACCGGTTAGACCTGTTCCTGCGGTTACGGCGGTGATATCGCCCGTAGCTACCGGCTCCCAGGCTGCCCCTGTATAGACTTCGGTTGCGTTAGTGTCCTTTAGGTATGAAACCATACCTTCGGATACGGCGGTTCCTAGCGTGGTAGAGCGGTCGGTAGAGTCGTCATAGACCTGAACGACCTGATCTTGTAGGTATCCCTGGACGTCTGCCGCCGCGAGAATGTCCCCTGGGCTAAATACTTTACGGCCTAATCCAGCCATGATTCTCCTTAGAACGCTAAAGCGTATGAGTCTAGTTTACCGAACTCTGCGTCGTCTAGCACTAGTAGCGCCGTATCGAGAGTTGCGAAACTTAGCTTTACGGTGTGGGTTATTTGATTGCTTCCATGCGACACCTGGATTACTTCTGCGTAGCGGTCGATCGCTGGCGGTATGCCGTTAGGTGTGAACTTGATTCGAACAACCGAACCAATTTCTAGGTCTAGGATTTGCGTTTGTTGCGCTGTTGTAAGTTCGTCTAGCTGGACTTCCAAAGTGCGGAATCGGTATTCGGGTTGATTGTAGAGCGAGATTAGATACGAAGCCAGCGCGCCTACGTCGGTAGCCGACTGAATCAGTAGACCGGTCTGGGTTAGGTTTAAGACACCGTATTCGGCTTGCGATGTTGCGTCGATTGCCGTAGCGGTTCCGCCGGTCGCGCCTACCAGGATTTCGTTATAGAGCGTTTCTGATCCGTATTCGATACCTAGCGCGTTATAGGTGATTCCTGTCCCATCGTCCGCGAAGGTAACACCGCCCGAAGTTGCGGCCGTGCGTCTATCCCTGAATACGACGTGGCCGTCCTTGCCAATGAATAGCGAACCTGGCTCGGAACGCGTAACGGTTTGTAGGTAGTCCAGAACGTTCGTGTCCTGGGCCACGGTGTCGCCCGCGACGGTGGTTAGTCCGGTTTCCAGACTGCGGTTCTCTTGGGGCCAATTTACGGAAGCGTTTGATAGCACTACGCCGATACGCTCACCGGTTTTCTGCGACGTGAAGGTCTGCGCGTCTAGAGTCTGGTTCGAGAAGTAAACGAAAGCGTCGGAAGCGGCGGCGGATACCAGGCTCTCACCGTTCGGGGAGTAGGAAAAATTCCAATCGTCGATCACGCCGACGAAGGCGTATTGGTTATCGTAACTAATTCGAATTGCGCGCTTCGGGATAATCTGCCCGTAGAAGGGCGAAGAAGTAAACAATGGGTCAAAGATACGCTGGCGGTTTTGTAGGACGACGTTAGCCAAGCCAGGGTCGTATAAGTCTAGTTCTCGGTTCTTACCGCGGTCGATAGAAACGCTGATTAGGTATTCGGTTACGTCGTAGAAGATTTGTCCGCCGAGCGGGTATTGCGTGTTATTCAGAACACCTTTTGTTGCACTATCTAGGGTAAATAGCGGGGCGTTCGAACCCGTAATGTCAAAACCAATTTCTACTTTCGGAATAGGAATCGACATTAGACCGCAAGCTTTCCACCGTTAGCGGTGTATTTGTTGATGGCGTTTGCGATAACTGCACCTACTTGGGCGGTCGATTGCGTCTGATCGGTGGCGACATTCACGTTGATAACGGTAGTCGGTTTGTTTACGGCGGCGTTCGAAGTAGCGGTATTTGGTAGAACCGGCATACCGAAATTAAAGCTTTCAATTCCCTGCGGGCCTAGTGCCTTGAAGATGTCAAAGGGTTCTGGGGTAAACGCGCCAGATGTCTTACCGCCGCCTGGTGTGATTGGCTTGGTTCTGGAAATAGTGTCTTCCGATACGCCGTCAAGAAGATTACGCAAAGCCTTGATGGTTGCAGTTAGCCCACCTAGCTTGCCATCCATTTCTGCAATTGCTTCGTTAAAGTCCGTAGTGATGTCCGTAATGGATTCTTTTAGTGCGTCCCCTGCGTCCGCCAAAGACTTCGTGTAGTCGGCGTAGTTAGCGGCTAGTGCGTCTAGAAGCTGAATGTTTGTGTCTTCGAACAGCGTCACTAGCTCTTGTGTTGCTAGTCCCTGCTTCTTGTAAAGCTGTTCCGCTAGAGCGTCTGCTCCCGTGCCAGCTACCGATTCAATTTCCTTGAACAGCGATTGAACTTCGCGGATAGTTTCTGGGCTACTTGCTAGTAGACCTTCTGCTAGTGCGATACCGCCCGTTTCACCGGTGGCGATAATCTGTTCGATAAACGTCTGGGAGAATCCGGCTTGAAGTAGCTTGGCGCTTGTGTCAAGAATCTTCTTGTTAGAAGCGATCTTGTCGCGTAGGTTATTTAGGTATGCCTGGACGGGGTCGCCCTTTGTAAACACGTCTGTAAACGCCGTGCCTACGTCTTCGGCTGCCTTCTTAGCTTCGTTAAAGGATTGCAAGCGAGCGTCTTCGACCTGCTGGAAGTTCGATAGGAAGGTCGAGATGTTGAACTGCGCGATCGACTTATACGCGTCGCGGATTCGGTTCTTTGACTGCTCGATAATGTCGGCTAGGCGGTTGCCGTAGTCCTGACGAATCTTTAGCTCGTTCTCTAGAAACGCCTTGTCCGCTGCGGCTACTGCCTTTGTGTATGAGTTCTGGGCTTCCGCAACACGCTTCTGCGCGTCCTGGATAATCTTTTGAACCTTCTTGCGAGTTTCTGCCAATTGCTCGGCAGCGGTAGGGCCAGAAGTTGTGGTTGTGGTTGTAGTAGTTGTGGTTAGTTCTTCTGGCTTTAGAGCGGCAAACCTGCGAGCTTCGGCGGTTGTTTCGCCAAACTTGTTGAATAGGTTTTGTAGCTTTAGTGCGGTCTTGTCGATCTGCGAATTTACGCCGTCGGTTTTGATTTGATTGAAGCGATTGGCTTCACCGGCCGAAGTCGAGAATCCGGTCTTTACAAGCATGAGCTTATCGTTTACGTCGATAAGCTGGCTTTCGTATTGGCTAAGCCCTAGCCCACCTTGCTTTATCTTTTCGATAAGTTGATTCTGTTCTTGCTCTAGTGCAAGCGAAGCGTTCGTAGCGTTCTTTAGTGCCTGGGTCGCAGGTGTTACTTCCTTCGTGAAAGCAATAACGGCGGCGGTGGTTAGACCCAGAACGACAAGTAGCGCACCGATTGGGTTAGCGGCCAGGGCTACATTGAATAGCAACATGGCAGCACGGGCGGCCGCGGTCACGGTGGTGAATACCTTGATGGCTCCGTAGAGAGTAACCAGGACACCGGTAACGGCGACTATCTGATCCCAATTCTCCATAAGCTTTTTAGTGAAGTCGAAGAAGCCCTTTACCGAATCGACTACGGCGGCGGTCAAGTCCTTGACGGCCTTAGTTCCCTGCGGTGACGCAAGCCAGCCGGTAAATTCCTTGATAAGCGGAATAATCTCTTTGCGGAACACTTCTGCTAGTTGTTCGAAGACGGGCGTTAGAGCGTCGGCAATTTCTGGGGTTAGTGCCGTTACCTCATTAGCGAGTTCGTCGAAGACCGGCAATAGGGCTTCGCCTACGGTTTCGTAAACGTTCTCAAACGCCAGCTTCATCTTGTCAGAAGCCTTAGCGGTTGCCTGGGCGGTTCCGCCTACCTGCGTTTCGATGGCTTGCAGAATTAGGTCTTGCGCCTTTAGCGTCTGCCCTGATTCAACCAGGGTCTTAATGTTTTCCTTCTCTTGCTTCGTGAAGGTGACACCGGAACGGGTTAGTGCGGTTAGGCCCTTGATCGGGTCTTGTAGGGCTTTACCTAGTTGTGTGGCGTTGGTTTCTGCCGAACCGAATCCAGCGGCGGCCAGGTCAAGGGCTGCCATCGTCGCACGGTCGAAAGCACCACCCGCTTCGTCTGCGCTACCTGCTAGTTCCTTGAAGGTTAGAAGCTTGGACTGCGTGAGCTTGATGGTTTCCGCGTCGATAGCAAGATTGACTTCGTTTGCTTCCGCGAGTTCAATTAGGCGGTTAGTTACGGCCTGAGTCTGCGAGCCGAATAGACCCATAGACTTAGCGACCTGGCCTAGTCGATTATCTGCCTGGCGGACGTTCTCGGCTGCGTCTACGGCCTTAGAAGCAAAACCCGCAACGGCTGCACCAGCGCCAATTACTGCGGCGGATACAGCGGCAAATGCTACGCCTAGCCCTTTGCCTAGATTGCCTAGCTGTTGTTGTGCGTCCCTAACGCCCTTGTCGTCCCATACGGACTTTAGCGTTACCTTTACATTTCCAGCCATTAGAACCTTCTGTTTAGCTTGCGATAGAACTTGTCCAAAACACGGGTTTCGAGTTCCTTAGCTACCTGGTCAATTTTACTCTCTAGTGCCGGCCAAGCGTATCGAGAAGCGGCCCCTGATAGGTTCTCAATAAACTTCTTACCCTGGGTCGTAACTCGGTGACGGCGCTTTACAATTTCGCCTGATCGGTTGCGGTAAAGGTATTCGCGTGAAAGCGGACGGCTTTGGTTTTTGCGACCTGCCATGTCTGCCATAGATACCGCTGGCGATCGCACGACGATTTTTGCTAGGGAAGTGTTTAGGGAACGTCCCGTGGCTTTCATAGAGCTGTTTATCGAAGTAGCGTTTGGCGCGATTGCCTTAGAAGCCCTAAGCCCTGCACCGTGCCAGCGTAAGCGTCCTTCGTTTATTGAATAGTTACCGGTCTTCTTATTGAAGACGACGCTACCCATACCGCTCATAGGTGGTTTGCTAGGGATGTTCTTTTTTATCTGGTCTTCGATTGGCTTTGCAATAGAACGAATCTCGGCACGGATAGATTTCAGAAGTTCTGGCTCGACAAGCTTTAGGGCGGCGTTTATACGCTTGATGTCCTGAGCCGATACTTCGCCACTTAGAAACATAAACCGACTCCTTGTTTCTCCAAGTCTACCAAAAGACAAAACCCCCGCGATTAGCAGGGGTTATGCCGAGTGCTTCCAAATAAGGTAGCGACCCATAGTCCACAACATACGATCGGATTCTTGCATAAGAACCGACGGGGCTATGCCTGTTTCAACAGCAAGGCCGGCGATAAACCAATGGGACGACTTATCGCCAAGCCCTACTATTTTGGGTCTTTAGCCGAAGCTCCTACGCTCTCAACCGTTTCTAGCCATGCGTCGAAGTCCAGGGCGGTCTTGTTCTGTCGCTTTAGCGACGTGTGAGCCAGGAATAGCAAGTGGGTTAGCTTCATTTCCTTATCGAGTCTGGATACGCTGATGTCGTATCTTTCCTCGAACTTGACTAGGTCAATGGCTGAAGCCGTTACCTCTAGCTTGGTTCCGTCTACTTGTTCGATTTCTAGGTTGATTCTCATTTGTAGGTTTCCTTATGAGTTGTTACGCAGTTGCGCGGGTTACTGCACCGGTGATTGGCCAGGTGACGTTAGCTACTGCTAGGTCGCCTACTGCGCCAGATACCGGAGTTAGGTTGTTCACGTTTACCGCGAAAGTGTAGCTTGGGTTGGAAGACGATACTGCGGTTCCGTTTGGCTTTACGACAACGGTAGCGGCAGAACCGAACAAAGTCCATAGGCCAGAGTCGATCGCGGCAGCGGCGTAGTCAGAGTGGAACGATACGGTGAAGGTTCCAGACTTTAGGCCGTTGGTTGAGGTGCGCCAAGCAGAACCAAATGCGGTGGTGTCTACTTCGTCGGCAGAAACGGAAATTTCTACCTGGTTGATGTTCGCCGAGTAGTCAGTTCCGCCAATGGTGGTAACAACGTCGGTGAGAACTAGCTTTGCCATGTTTTCTCCTAATTAGCTTGCAAGCACTCTAACGGCGAATTCCGCCGCTAGATAGGTGGTGTCGTTTACCAGAACGCTTCCGTAAGACGACATCTCGGTAACCACGCAGTCCATCGCGTTGCCACCAAGATTCCTATTAGATTCTATCGCACGGCGTATAGACGAGTCCGAGTCGCTAGAGCAGTAAGCGTCTAGGTTACGTTGTGCGGATCGCTCGTCTACGCGACCGACTAGAACCTGCACCGCGAAAGTGTATTCCGCCATGCCATTTCTAAAGTCCTGGTGATACTCCACGCGGACAAGCTGAACGATTGCAACCGGTGGGTTTGGGTTGTCTGGAATGTCTACCGAAGTGCGTAGGCCGGTGATGGTTGCCAGGTTGTTGCAGATACCGGTTCGTAGTAACTGAATGTCTGCCATTAGGCCATTCTCACTTTACGGAAGCCGTCTACTAGCTGAGCCACGTCTGGGTCTAGGCGAGTGCCTACGCGCATAGTGCCAAGTTCGCCGGAGATAATTCCTAATGGGCTATCTAGACGCTTGTAAATACGCGAAGCCTGGATAACGGTTGCCTGGGTAACGGCGATAGGAACCGCGCTGTAACCGAATACGCCCGTAACCTTTACGCTTGCTTCGCCGTCTAGGGTCTGGAAGGTGTAATTACCGATCGCACGGATACGGGTATAAGGGGTTGGCTGCGAGTCTGCCAGGCCATTTAGCGGCTCTAGCTGGTAGTCCTCGGAAGTCCATTGAATGTTGTAGCTCGATTGCGTTTCGTCGCTGTTTGTGTAGAGCGAAGTTAGCGATACCAGGTCGTCGATGTCGCATAGGTAAGAATCGCGTGGCGAGTAGTAGCGAACTACCGCGGTTCCGGTCGAGTAAAAGACGCGGTTGCAGTAGGAATCCATCGCGCGGGAAGCGGACTCTACGGCCATCTCCAATAGGGAGTCGTCCACGTTATCCGTGATTCTTAGTCCGGCCTTAACTTGTGCGAGCGTCGCGTAGCCTTGTGTGATTGCCATGCTTTTATTCTACCGCTAGATAAGTTTTTGCTTCCAAGTTGCAGGGGTCTTATCGTTCTCTATCTCGATCGGTAAGTGGTAGTCAAACTCCCGCGGGCCTTTGTCCACGATGTAATCGACTAGCTCTTGTAGGCCGTTGCGAAGATTCGTCCCCGTCTGATAGCCGAGTAGGTCGCGCGCCTTATCGGACGAGCATAGGGCGATTTTTACTTCCTGCGGTCTTCCGGTGATGTAGATAGGGTCTAGCTCGAAGCCGATAATCTCCGCTAGGGTTTGGGCTAGTTGGTTTATAGAAATAGGTTCTTCGTCTGGCCCTACGTTGATTACCTGCCTAACGGCTTCGGGTTTCTGGCAAGCGGTGAACAAGGGTTCTACTACGTCCTGCACGAAGCTAAAGCAGCGTTGTTGCGTTCCATCGCCGTAGATAATTGGTTGCTTGCCTTGAAGCATTCGGTTAGTCATAATCGACGCTACGTTGCGGAACGGATCGTCGAACTTCTGGCGTGGCCCGATGATGTTATGAGGAACCAAGATAACCCAATCTATTCCCTGGGTATCGCAGATGTTCTCTACTAGCTGTTCGCTCGCAACCTTAGCAATACCGTAGGGGTCTTGGGGTCTGGTTTCCATGTCTTCGGTGAATAGCTTTCCGCCGTGATCGCCGTAGCGAGCCATAGACGAAAGATAGACGAATTTATTTACCTTCGCGTTCACCGCTGCCACCAGGCAATTAGTTGTCGCTTGTGCGGTGTTGGCGACTACCAAGCTAGGCGAAAATACTGATAGCCCTTCGTAGGCGGTGCAAGCGGCATGAATAAATAGGTCTGAGCCTTCGGTGATTTCACCTAGAAACTCGGTGTCGGTTACTAGGTCTAGCTCGGCGAAGGTAATCCCGTCTGGAACGTTATCCATGTAACCGCCAATGAAGGAATCGACCCCTACGACTTCCCAGCCTTCTTTTAGAAATCTATCTGCTAGGTGCGAGCCTAAGAACCCTGCTACGCCCGTAATGATTACTTTTGCCAATAGTTATTCCTTCTCCTATCAAGCGACCAATTCCACAAGCCGTCGGTCTTGGCTTCGAAATAGTCCTGGTTGTTTGTATAAGTCCTAGTGTTCTCCCGTGCATAATTAGCGTCGCTTGCGATTGTCGAGCTATTGTCGTGGTGAACGTCTACGTCGGCGAAGGTTATCGGGATACCGGCGAGCTTGGCTCGCTTCGTGTAGTCGTTGTCCTCGAAGTAAATTGGGAATAGGTTTTCGTCAAATAGCCCAATCTGTCTGACGACTTCTTCCCCGATCGCGAACGTCTGCCAATGCGGGAACGACTTGCATAGGGTTATTTCGGTTGGTTTGGCTTTCGCCAAGTTAGCGAGTGCGCCTGGTCTGTATTCGGTGTCCGCCGAACTAAAGAACCAAAGCGACTCGAACGGTAGCAATTTGATACCAAGATTCCAGCTCCCCGCTACGCCTTGATTCGTTGGCAGGTGCAAGACCCTAGCGTCCACCCACGGCGGAACTTGTAGCGACTTTAGCCCGTCGCCGTTGTCCAGGATAAGTAGGTCTAGCGGGTGGTCAATCGAGCTAACCATTCTTTGCAGAAGGTCATAGCGATTTAGAACCGGAACAATTAACTTCATAGGTTCTCGGCTAGAAACGGCTTCCAATACTGCTCATACACGGCTTCGATTTCGAATTGCTTAGCAAAGTCTACGCTTGCCGTAGAAACCCCTCTAGGGGCTTCGTATGCCTGTTCAAGGGCAGTTACTAGGGAAGGTATTAGGGGAATCTGGAAGAATGACGACTGCGCTTCGTCCCAGAATGGCTGCCCGTCTACCAACCAGGAATCTTCCCCGAGTAGCTCTGGGGTTGCCGCCCAATTACTACCGATAATTCGCGTCCCCGCCGCCTGGGCTTCGATGGCCGGAACGCCAAAGCCTTCGCCGTAGGACGCGTGTAGCAGAACGTCCATCGCGGAATAAAGCCCTGCCATTTCCTCGGACGAATACCCATAGCGAAGTTTGTGCGGATCAGGGAATAAAACCGCGTCTTCTGGTAGCCCTACGGATTTCATAAGGGTAGCTAGGTGGAAACCGCCGAAGACCCTGGACGGCTCGGCGTGAATGTATAGGTAGGCGTTCGGGTGCTTCTGTCGGAACATCGCGAAGGCTAGTAGATTCTCGGCGTATGCCTTACGGTGAATCGAACCGTTTGCCTTATTAGCCGCCACCATGCCGACGATAAAGTCGTCTTCGCCTACGCCCATGTATTGCTTTAGCGAATAGCCTTCGATGTTGTCGGTCGGCTTGTAGATCGAAGTATCAACCGCGTGAGGAATGTAGGTCGAGTCTACGCCGATGGCTTGGAACTGTCTTTGCCCAAAAGGACTCATAGCAATAGTTTTTACATTGGGCCGCTTAGCCCAGGCCGCAACCTTTGGCGGAACGGATAAGTGGTCTACCGGTGTCCAAGACCAGAACTTTAGGTCTTCTAGTTGTGGCACGTCCAGGTAAACCCAAGCGTCGTAAAGCGTAAGGATAGCGTTTGGAATCTCGCGTCCCGCTAAGAAGTGCTTGTGGTGCGTTTCCAAAACGTCGCCCGAATAGAGCGTGTAGCCACGGGGATAGTGTGCGATCGGGCCGTATTTGGTTTCGAGCGTAGAGATGTTGCCTTCTAGCCCGAAGTTCGATAGTGCGGCAACGTCGTAGCCGTCGCGCTTTAGGCGTTCGGCTAATAGTAGGCCCTGGACTCCATAGCCCGTAGGCGAGCCTGGGGAATTGCTTGCAAGTGAAATTGCGCCGTAGGTTGTCATGGTGAAAGCCTATCAAAAAAAAGATAGACCCCGCGCAACCTACAACGCGGGGCCTATCAGTTAGTTACAAGGGTTTAGCTTGCTCCACCCCTGAAGCTGGTGATGTGTGCCTGGTGGGTTAGGTTACCGTCTAGACGGATCAAGAAACGCCAGGTGGTTAGGTCGGTGTTGAATGCGTAGTCCTGTGAAGAAGCTACCTGGATTCCACCTGCTAGGCGAACCTTGTAGGACTCTAGGTCACCGAACAGAACGGACTTAGCACCGGTTGCGATAGCTGCAACGTGTGGGTTCTCCACTACGCGGAAGCCAGCGAAGGTGTCTGGGTAACCGATACCAACCTGGTATAGGTAGTTTCCAGCGGTGTCCTTTAGCTTGCGCATAGCACCGATTGACTGACCGTTTGCCATGAAAGCGGCAGAAGGCAGACGACGAACCGCACCGTTTACCGAGTAGGCAAGGTCGATTAGGTTGTCGGCGGTGAAAGCACCCGATACACCGGTTCCACCGGTAACACCGGTTCCCGCTGCGGTTGAGATACCTAGTGGCTGGACGGTTCCGGTTCCGGTGGTTAGAGCTGAGTTCACAGCGAAACCAATCGCGTTACCTGCCTGGCGAGCCAAGTGCGAAGCTAGGTCGAAACCTGCGTCGGTAACAAGTTCGTTCGACGCCTGGGCGAGAAAACCGTATTTATAAGCGTTCAAGGTGATTGACGCGTAAGTAGGCTCGCTTGCCGCGATTGCAGAACCCTCGGCGGTTAGAGCCGCAGTCGAGTAAGCAGTCATGGTTGGGATGGTTAGCTGGTCGCCGGTGGTGGTCTGGATAACTTCCGAAGTTTCTAGCATTGGGCCAGCTAGACGTGCAACGTCGAATACCTGGTCGTAGAACGACTTAGGAACGGTGTTGCTTGAAGATACTAGAGCAGCGCGCTTTGAGAACTCGTGTGAACGAGCTTCGCCGTTTGCTAGTGCGCGGAAGATGTCGCTGGTGGAACGCTCCTCGGAAACCGAAGGGATGAATCCCTTAGCGGCTACGGAAGCCTCAACCTTGCGCTCCTCTGAGCGGGTTGCTACTTCGATAGACTCGTCGGCCTTGCGGATGTCGGCCTCGATACGGTCGATCTTCTGCAATTCCTCAGAATCTAGTCCGCGACCCTCGGCCTCTGCCGAGTCGATGACCTCGCGAATTTGCATGGTCAAGTTTGCGCGGAGTTCGTGCTGAGCCTTGATGAACTCTGACATTGTTTCTCCTAAATTGAATGTAAGTGATTAGTCGCGCTGACGCAGACTAAAACGGCTAGAGCTAACTCACACGCCTGGTTCTAGTTTATAGCATGAGTGCATACCGCAAAAAGAAGAACCCCGCCGGTGAAAGGGGAAGACCGGCGGGGAGAAGCGTAAGCTTGGCGACTATCGAATTTCGGTCGGCTTGGTTACACGCGCTTCTTTTACCTCGCCAACGACGGCGGGAGTGTCAATGGCGACAACAGCGTCGGCCATTGAGTCTGCTAGGTCTGCGATTGCACCGCTGATCGGGTTGCCCGCGACCTCTAGGATTGCCTTCTTAATCTGGTCTTTGGTAGCCATTAGATTCCTTTGATTAGTAGTTCGAGCTTCTTCTTTTTCAAGGCAAGCATACCCAAGTCGCCCTGGTTCTGCTCGACTTCTTCCGAAGGCGCTAGGTCGCTGATTACACGCGAAACCATTTCGGCTTCGTCCTTAGAGATGGTCTGGCCGTCTTCAATCTTTAGCAACGCGTCTGCTAGTGCGTCTGCGTCGATGTTGTTTCTTTCGGCTACCTTGTCTAGTCCGCGAACCTGGGCGGTTCCGTTAGTGCTTGGATAGGCAGGGAACGCTACACCGGTAGAAACTTCCATTAGGCGAACCGACTTTAGGGTTCGCTCGGTTCCGTCGCTCGACCAGGAATCTCCGCCCGCTGGAACGGTGAATCCAAAGCTGAAACCTGTTACGTCGCCGCGCTGAATAGATACCTTTGCGTCACGTCCGTAGCTTGTGTCTGGAAGTGAAGCCACAACGCGCAAGCCGATTTCGTCTTCCTTTAGGGTTAGGGTTCCCGCACGGGTTGAGCCTAGAACCATGTCGGTATTGTGGTTCCATAGAAGCTTTATGTCGTTGCGTGAGTTGATGGATCGCTTGAACGCGCCTGGCTTAATACGCTCGATAAACGGTAGCGGTTCGCTTGGCTCGTTGAATCTAGCGGCGTAACCGGTTAGGGTCATTCCGTCGCCGTCTTCGCGCACTTCAAACTCGTTAGTAAATACGCGAGTTTCAATCTTTGACAATGCTTCGCCTTTCGCTCGGCCTTCGTTTTCTTCTTCCATTCTACTAACCACGCCCTCGGCATAAGCCAAAGCACGGCGAGCAGCAGCCTTAGACGGCCCCGAACCCCAAAGCAAATGAGCGACTACGCCAGGACTAGGATAATCAGGGGAATCAGGTCTAGCGGCGGGCGAATCCAGATCAACAAGGTGACGGCTAATCCAAGCCCGAATCCGAACCCACTTATCTGCCGTGACATTTCCTTCTGCCATCGCGCGAGCTTCGCGGATAGTTGCGTCCACCACTCCATCGCCAGCTTTACCTTCTTCGTAGTAACGCAAACCCTGGCGGGCTGCGGCTCTCATGTAGGCCGGTGGGGTTAGGTTTACTTCTCTAAGTTCGGTTTGTTCGATTTCGATTTCTTCTTCGTCTTCGTCGTCGTTGTAGGTTCCGCCTGGTTCGATACCTTCGGCAGCCGATACGCCGACCATAGCGTCGATGGCTTCTTGCTTGCTAGAGTGGCAAGACATTTGTTCGCCGTCTTCTTTGACTACGGCCCAACCCGAACACTCTGGCGATTCGTCCCAAATAAAATACGGCATTACTGATCAATCCTTATCCAAGAAACTTCATGAGTTCCAGAACCGGTTATCGCGTAGAGCGTGGTTAGGGGTGGTAATTCAAGGGTCAAAGTGCTATTCGCATGAAGATTGAATCCATTGTTTTCGGTCACGGTTTCATTCCCAAGATAGACGGCATTACTTCCAGAATTGTGAAGGATTAGCCGGTAAGGGTTGAACGATGTCCCGTCCAGAACTTGCCGTGTAGTTGTTACCGAGATTTGGCCTGTGGTAATCATTAGTTAGCCTCGTATACGCCCTGCGGGTCTTCTGGGTCTATCTGCGCCACGCCTTGAAGCATTACGCTCGGAACGCCGGTGTGCTTGATTGCAGGTAGGTCTAGGGCTGCTAGGACTTCCTTCGGATCGTAACCTGCGGTAACTAGGCGGTTCGCCATTAGAACCTTCTTATCTTCCGCGACGATACCCGCGTCGGTAATTGCGATGTTTGATAGCGGAACGCGAGCGATGTCGCCAGCTTCGACCGGCGGTAGGTCTTCTAGGCGGCGAACATCGTTTACGGTTAGCCAACCAGACTGCAAGCCGTTTGAGTAAGCCGAGAAGCGGGAGTTGGAATCACCGCGCAATAGCCCGTCCATGCTGAAACGAATAAAGGCGTTTTCGCCACCTGGCTCCGCAGATAGCAAAGTCGAGAACGCACCTTCGAGCTTCTGCACCAATGGGCGAAGCGTCATTTGCGTATAGGCGATGTTGTTCTGTTCGACCGACGAATAGGTGTTGGTTCCAGGTAGGCCAAGTAGGTGCGGTGGAATGTTGAAGGCACGGGCTACGTCTTCGACTGCCATACGGCGAGAGTCGATGAATTGCGCAGCGTTATTGTCTACCTGATCGCTGACAAACTTTGCACCGCCGGATAGAACGCCAACCTTGCTCGACTTCCTAAAACCGCCGTGGCGACTAGAAAACGCGTCCGATAGGTCTTTCGCTTGTTCTGGCGATAGGTTGCCTGGAAACTCAATGTGGCCGGCCATAGTTACGCCCTGGCCGAAGTAGCGAGCGGCGAAGGACTCTAGCGCGATCGCCAAACCGAAGTTTTCCTTTAGTGCTTCCACGCGCGATACACCGCGAATCTGTCCTGGCTTTAGCACGTCGATAATGTGGAGAACCTGCTCGGACGATAGAAGTTCGTCATGAGATTGGACGCGATACATTACGCGACCGATTCCGTTGCGAACGACCTCTACATCGGTAGGGTTTAGCACCACTAGGTTTAGGGGCTTGCCTTGTCCGTCGCGGTAGACGCGAACGAAAGCGTTACCGTCGAGAAGCATAGAAACAAGCACGGCGTTATAGAACGGCTCTTTGCTTACTAGGTCTACGTCTGGCTTAGTGACCCAGGCTGGACGTGGGCGGAACGGACGGCGCTCGCCGTCGATACGAATGTAAGCGTCTAGTGGCAGGGTTGAGATTGTGTCTGCGATCAAAGAAACCGCGGAGTAAATTGCGTTTACCTTGAAGACGGTATCTGGGGTTACATAGGTTCCGGACTGAGTTCCGAGAACTACATCTTCGCCCGAACCCCAAATGGTTTGGAAACTAATTGACCGCCTGTTTAGCAGTCTGTCGATAAAACTTGCCATGTCCGCCCTAAACGAAGAATTGTGGAACCAAAGGCTCGTCTTCTATTCTACCCACCGTTGCACGGTCGAAGGATAGCACGGCGGCTACGGCTGCGTCGATACGTCTTTGGGAAGCCCTGTTTTCCTTCACAATTCGCGGGCCTAAGTTGTCCACCTTTACTACGGCGTTAGAAATGTGACGGGCTAGAAGCGGGTTGCCATCGTGAATAACCTTCTTATCGACGACCGCGTCATAGAACTTCGCGCAAGCTGGAACCATACGACGGGCGTTTGTGGAATTGAACTCCACCACCGGATAGCCCTCGTCTTGTAGAACCTGCATGGTTCGCGTCCAGCGATAAGGGTCGCAAGCGATTTCCTTTATGTTCGGGTGGGCTTTTACGAACTGCCTAATTGTTTCTTCGACTTGCAGCACGTCTACGCGCCAAGTATCGTCATGTATTGTTGTGTCCTTTTCCCAGGCTCCAACGATTCCAATTTGCGGAATGTCCTCGATCGTCGTAAAGGTTACAACCGTAGCGTCGCCGTTGAACGACCCGTCAAGCCCCAGAATGTAGTCCTTATCCCCTACTTCCGTTTCGCCAGCGCAAGCGTCCCACGTCCCCGTAGGTAGCCAGCTAATTTGGGAACTGACCCATTGGTTACATCGCTTGGTTCTAAATTCCGGTTCCTCGGTTCGTCTAACTACTGATTCAAAGTCTTCTGCCGAACAAATGTCCCCGAAGCCTGGGTTAGAAACTTCCCAGGTTGAAGGCAAGCGGTGGTCGGCTTCTGCGTCGGCTTCCCACCAGGCCATAAAGAACGTTGGGTCTTCTACTTCCTTACGGGCTATCTTCTGGCCGTATTGGTAAAGGGTGTAGCAGATTGAGTCCTTGCCATCTGCGCCGGTCTTCACGCCCGCGGTGCTAATGGCGATAAGCGTCGAAAGCCGTCCGCGCGAACCCTGGGCTTGCGACATTACGTCGAATAGTTCGCGTGTCGGTTGTGCGTGTAGCTCGTCGAAGATAGTTGCCGAAGGGTTTAGACCTTCTTTGGAATAGGCTTCCGCGGATAGAACGCGATAGACGGAACCGGCTTTTGGTAGTTCAATTGCGTCGCGGTAAAGCTTGGTGATCGCACTTAGTTCTGGCGACGCTTCAATCATTCGCTTAGCGTCGGCAAATACGATTCGAGCCTGTTCCTTTTCGGCGGCTACCGAATAAACTTCCGCGCCCCTGGCTCCAAGTATTAGCGAGTAAAGACCGAACACCGATCCGATTGCCGACTTGCCGTTTTTGCGTGGCATACCGATAAGCGAAACACGGTGCCGATAACCGGTGTCGTCGCCAGCGAAGACGTGGCGGATTAGTTCCTTTTGCCACTCTCGCAAAACTAGCGGCGACCCTGCACGACCGGCAATCGAGTCCTTAGTGATAATCCCGAAGGCTTCGGCAAAGTCGATTACTACTTCCCCGTCGCCGTTGAGTAGGTCTTCGTTAGGAACCTGAGTTAGCCATTTCGGGGGCCACACGTTGTTCCTTTCGTGCCATTAGTTCTTCCAGCTTGCTTGCGGTTTTGACTTCGGCAAGTCCTAGCCTGGTTCTGTCCGTAGGCGTAAAGCCTAGTAGGGCTAGGTTCGAACTAATCATTTTCTCTAGGTCGTGGAGTGCGCGGTATAAACGCCACTCGCCCGTTTCGTGAATCTTGCTAATTAGGTCGGTGCGTCTGTCCATCTGTTCGCAAGTCATTAGCAGAAGTTGCGTGTCGGAGTTTCGCGCGATCCAGCTTTGGCCGGTAGTCATGGCGGAATCCCATAGTTGCATACCGGCAAATTCCAGCGGGCGTAGTGGTTCGACGTATCCGCCATCGACATAGGCGGCGGGTGTTGCGATAGGTCTGCGCCCTGGGTTGCCGAGTTGTCGCTTTAGCTCGGCCGGCTTCGGTGGGTTAGGCATAACGCAAGCCTACCCGAAAAGGTTTGAAATGCGACGGTGTGCGAACTAT